TCATCGGCTGGGTCTCCAGTAGGTGATCTCGGCACCGCACCTTACGAAGTGTACGCCCCTTGGACTGAAGGACGGACTTGGTGCAGATGGCGATGGCGCGTCCCTCCGTTCCACTTCGCATCTTCCCCCTAAAGGTTCGCTTGACCTTCTTCACACAGCGACAGAACGTGTCGACCTGCGGTTCCCTCATTGTTTAGTCGCAGAAGAATATATCCTCGCAAAAGATAAACACAATGGGCGGAGGACTTCTTCAGCTTGTTGCCTACGGAGCACAGGATGCCTATGTCACTGGAAACCCCCACATCACCTTCTGGAAGGTGATGTACAAGCGTCACACCAACTTCGCGATGGAAGCGATGCGTGTCAACTTCACGGGCACGGCCCAGTATGGACAGCGCGTGGTGTCCATCGTGAACCGCAACGCTGACTTGATCTACCGCACGTATCTCGAGGTTACGCTGCCCGACACCACGGCGGCGGCGACGGGCAACACCCGCGACGTCAACTGGACTCCGGGTGCGATGCGCCGCCTCGGCTACCTCATGCTGGAGAAGATTGAGGTGGAGATTGGCGGACAGGTCATTGACCGTCACTACGGCGAGTGGTGGTACCTCTGGGAGTGCTTGACGGCCTCGGTCAACCAGGTTCTCAAGGCTGATCAGATGCTGGGTGGACCGATCGGTGGACAGACGACCACGTTGACCAAGTGCAACGGACGCCCCCAGGTGCTCTACATCCCGTTCGGGTTCTGGTTCAACCGCAACCCGGGTCTGGCGCTGCCGCTGATCGCGCTGCAGTACCACGACGTTCACTTCAACGTGTGGTTCCGCAAGGCGACGGACCTGGTCACAACCTACTCTGCGACGCTGAGCAACTGGCCGAACATTGCCTCGGCGGCGGCTGCCCTGCCCCCGCCCAAGGATGCGGCGATCTACATTGACTACATCTACCTGGACACGGACGAGCGCCGCCGCTTCGCGCAGGACTCCCACGAGTACCTGATTGAGCAGTTGCAGTACTCTCTGCCGCAGACCATCACGTCGGCTCAGGCACGCCTTGACCTGACGCTGAACCACCCCATCAAGGAGCTGGTCTGGGTGTTCCAGGACGCGCGTCGTCTGGACTGCTCGTTGCCGACGGGCACGCCTGCCGACTTTTACACGGGCGTTGCAATCACGGCGGCTGGCAGCGGCACTCCCGGTCCTCCGGGGCAGTCGGTGGGCGGCTACACGCAGCCCTTTGCGTATGATGACATCGTGGACCGCTGCCGCATCCAGTTGAACGGACAGGATCGCTTTGATGAGCGCTACGGCGACTACTTCTGGAAGGTCCAGCCGTTCCAGCACCACACGGGCGGTGCCATGCCCCTGCTCAACTCCTACACGATTGAGGACAACGTGACGGCACCCGATCGCGACCCGATCTACTATGGTCCCGTCAACCCAATCAACGTCTACTCGTTTGCCCTCCAGCCCGAGGAGCACCAGCCGTCTGGGTCGTGCAACTTCTCGCGCATCGACACGGCGACCCTGGTATTTGACTCCGTCAAGAACGGTGGCACGTCGGGCTTCCCGAGCAAGAACACGCCCTTCGTGTTCCGCCTGTTTGCGGTCAACTACAACGTCTTCCGCGTGATGTCGGGCATGGGTGGCCTGGCGTACAGCAACTAAAACTTGAGGAAGAGTAATGGATAAGCCCCCGTTTGGGATAGCCCTTTCCGAGTGTAAACGTGGACTTCGGATTCAATCGTATCCAAACACAGACAAATGTCTACCAAAAAGAATGTGTGACGTGCTTCCATATGCTAGAAAAATGGAGGCCTTCGTTGAAGACCCCAAAGAAAAGGCGCTGTGGAGGGCTGACGTTGCTTTCTACAAAAACGCTCAAGAAAACGGCGAGGGTTCATATGATACAGGTACATGTCCAGCGGGGGGCAAGCGTCGTCGCACCCGTCGTGGACGCAAGACCCGTCGCTCTACACGTCGCGGGGCACGATCTTCGCGGAGACGTCCCACTCGGTAATCTTGATGTTCGGCGCACAGCCATGAATTCCCTGCGTCTGCTGCATCATAATGGGTGCAGCCTCTCCAATGCCCGGGCACTTGAGGTGGTCGTGGCCTAGAATGTGACCAATCTCATGAGACACCACATACTGCCGATAGTTCTCCAAGTCCTGCTTACTGCGATGGGCGCCATGCATCCACCGCCACGAGTTCAACCACATTTGACGACCACCCAGTTCTGCACAGGACAGGTGGTAGTCGCATCCAGCCTTGTGAAGAGTCGCAGGGGTAGACAGGCGTATCACCACCTGCGCATCTCGGTCTACCTTGACAAACGTGTATCCATGTCCTTCCCACCCGTCAGGGTCGGCCAAGTATATCTGCAGCAAGTCCACGAACGGCATCTCGTGCTTCGGGTACTTGACGTCGGGGTCCATATAGGCGATATACTTGACCACCTTCATTGTCTTTGGAAACGGAAAGTTCCCGCACGAGAGGAGGGAATCCAATGAAGTGCCCCCAGTGTAAAAAGAAGAGTCATCTGGAGTTCAAGTGCGTCTGCGGCATCGTCTACTGCGTCAAGTGCCGAACCCCCGAGGTTCATGCGTGCACGGTCAAACCTGAGAAGGTGGAGTTAGTGAAGGTGATTGCGGACAAGTTACCCGACCGGGTCTAATGCGGGTATGTCCGCGAGAACCACATCACCCTGCGGATTGATGTCGACATCCTCCAGCGGGGGCAGGTACGCCTCCAGTGGAAGCTCGTCAATGTTGCTGTACAGCAGCGCCATGAAGCGCTCGCCCCAGCCGTAGGTGAGGTTCGTGCGCTCCAGGATGCAGGCGAGCGTGGACCCAATCTCTGGTCCGAGCGAGACCTCGACCTTGAAGCGCTTCTCGGGGACAGTGTCGCCCGCGGGCCACGTGAGGGTGATGACATACCACCCCTCCGCATTGCGGTCGGCGACCGTCATGTCGGGGTGCTCGCCGAGGGAGTTGAGAGTGTTGATGAGGGCTTGGTTGAGAGGAAGCATTTTGACCGCGTAAGGTCAGCTGCGGCTGCTGCACACGAATCCGTTTTTGGGTACCAATGGAAAAGTAAGTAAGTAAGTGAGTCCTTGAGTTTGTCCTGTCTACACGCCCGTCATGCCGCGCATCGGCGGCGGGTCCTGCATGCCCTCATACCACTCCACGATCAGTCCATCCCTGCGAACCACCTGGAGGTCATTGTAGTATGGCATCCTGCGCTCCCAGCCCTTGGCGCGCTCCAGGCACTGGAGCACTGCCTCCGTGCCGAAGAACTCGTGCTCAATCACTGGACCCTTGAACCCGTGGGCCAGCGTGCACGCCTCAATGCCCTCGAGGTGCGGCTGGGGGTTCGACACGTGGATGATGTGTCCCGAGTCCAAGACCAGATTGTACAGCTTCAGACCAGGCTCGGTCCACTCGAAGTCGCCCACAGTGTCCTTGCCCGTGACCCACTCACTAAAGTCGCCCTTCTCGAGGAGGTACGGGTGGTAGGGCGTGATGATCACGCCATTCACTCGGCTCATCATGAGACTCTTTGCGCTGCTGTGGCCCATCGTGACCACCGCCTTGACGCTTGCGACTCCAGTAGGGGTCCACACCTGGTCGCCAGGCATCAGCATCTTGATCGGCATCCGCTCACTCCGCGAACCATCGCCCATCAGGACCATCGTGTCGCCCGCAAAGCAGCCACCCGAGTAGGCCTGCGTGAGGTACGCAGTCCGCTGTGCAGCCGTGGTCTGGACCGCAGTACCACCGCGCCCCACACCCGTAGGCGCTGGCGGCTCCATGCCGAGGAACAGCTTCTCACCCGCGTCCACCAGCTGTCCGAACGGCGAGTGCTCATTGCCGCCGTAGATGAGCGAGCCCGGGTCCTTGAAGTTCATGCGGCGCTGGCGCTTCTGGTGCAGCAGGGACGCGCGCAGGTAGTGGGCGCCCCAGCGGGCCCAGTAGCGCGGAGCCAGACCGACCTGGCCCTCCGTTGGGTCGGCCGAGCGCACGTCGCGCATCAGCGCCTGGACACGCGGGTCCATGTCGTCCTTGAACCGCAGGTAGAGCTGGTCGAACATATCCAGAACATGCTTGATGTCCGTGGTGTTCATGCTGTTGATCACCTGCTCCATTGTAGCCGTTGTGATATTCCAGGCTA